TGATGCACCAACACAGGCACAATCACAACCGGCAGGTGGTAACGGTGCCATAAACATCAACATCACAAATAAAAACAAGAACAAAAATAAGAATAAGAAAAAAGACAAAAACGTTCAACCACAAGCAGCTACAACACCTGCGACAACTGCTGCAACAACTACACCTGTTGCTCCGGCCCCGGTTGGCAAATACAACATTGGCCAACCAGCTAGTGTAAATGGAGTAAACATAAATCAAAAGGCCACTGCTAATGCACCGGGATGGAATGATCCCAAGAGTGCAAACTATGTGGGACGTAGAGAAGTTGCACGTAGACAAGCACAAGCAGTACCCAATTATGGACAACAAATGCCTGCAGCCGGCAAAGTAACTTACAACGCACCCACTGGTCTCAACATGAACCAATTCAAGCCACAGGGCACACCACAAGGCACCACATACGATACTCGGGCTCCCAAGAAACCAGTGGACAAAGTTCCAGTACCCGATCAAACCATGAAGCAAAAAGAGATGGCGGGCAAGATAAATCCGGGCACTCCTGTAACCGAGATGAGTCAAGATTTTAGTGCTACTTTGTTAAACAAAATGGCAAAAGAGTAATATGAAAAGCAATGAATTTTTAGCTGAATACTCAAACGAGTTGTTGCTCAAGGACGAGTACGGTAGACCAAAACGTTGGCGACTTCAAGGACGTGATTGGGTGGATGACCAAGGTAAAAAAGCCGATGCCAATTTAAAATTAGCATTAAACTCATACGCACAAAATCAAAAGACTGCAACTACACCAGCTCAAACCCAACAAGATAGTACAGGAGTAGGGGGCAAGGTAACAAATTTTATACAAGGTATAGGTCAAGCTGTCAATATGGGCGCTTTTCATGCTCCTGGTACAAGTGTAGCCAATCAGCCAACTTGGAAAAGACCCAACTATACAAGCACATCTGCCAAACAACAACCTGCACAACAACCGGCACAACAACCGGCACAACAATCGGCACAACAACCGGCACAACAAACAATACAACGTCCAGTGCAACAGAAAGTTGCGCAACCGGTGCAACAAAAGGCAACCCAGCCACAGCAACAGACTATACAGGAACCCGCACAACAACCACAACAACAACCACAACAGAAACCAGTACAAGGTAATCAACCACAACAACAACAACCACAACAGAAACCAGTACAAGGTAATCAACCACAACAACAACCACAACAGAAACCAGTACAAGGTAATCAACCACAACAACAACAACCACAACAGGGCAATCAACCTGTCAAGACTAATCAACCGGTTACTGGCACTCAACCTGTACAACAACCTGCAGGATCTAATAATCCAGCACAAAATATAAACATCACAAATAAAAATACCAATACCAATACATCAGCAGTGGCACAAGGGGTAAAACAAGCAACACAACCACAAGCTCAAACTGGTACGGCTCAACAAAATACACAAACAGTGGTTGCACCTAAAACAAACAATGTTTCGCCAGTGGCAACAACTAATACACAACAAAAGTTAACTCAACCCACTGTTGCACAAACTCCCAATTACAGTAATATGTTGGGCTCGACTCATGTGCAAGGCCAGGCTCCAGCCAGTATCAATTACAATATTCCCAAGCCTTCGGCGCAACAAAAAACAAAATATAAACTTCAAACAAACCTAGTTAACCCGGACATGAAGCAGTATTTTGCCGATCGTCGAGCACAAAATGCACAAAATGCACCAGAACTGGCCGCGCAAGAGAGTACGGATTTTAGTGCAATGTTATTAAAGAAGATGTTGAAATGATATTACTAGAAGGCGGTAACGTTTTTAAAGACGCTAAGAAAGTTCCCGTTACCCAACGTATTAATAGAAACGATGTGCCTACCACAGTGGCTTGGTTAGAGCAAATTACTGGCTTGAACTTAAAGAACGAGTTGTTGGGCAGTACCGGAGTTACTGAAACTTCGGGCGATATTGATCTAGCACTAGACGGCAACGTTATTAAAAAAGATGCTATTATTGGAGTATTGACCAAATGGTGTCAGGCACAGGGCATACCTGATGATCAAATCATCAACAGTAAAGCCAAAGGCAAAGAGCCCGCACACCTAGATCGCTGGATCGATGCCACTGGCATCGAAGTACATTTTCGATGCCCCATTAACGGCAATCCCAAGCAGGGATACGTGCAAGTGGACTTTAACTTTTTAACCAACATGAAGTGGAGCAAGTTCATGTTGGCGGCTATGCCCGCAGACAGCAAATTCAAAGGCGTGGACCGTGCAGTGTTGTTCAACAGTATTGGCAAGACACTAGGTGTTAAAGTCAATGTTATTACCGGAGTACATGCTCGAGACACAAATGAATTGGTCACTAGCGATCCTGCAGTGATGGCTCGCATGTTTTTTGATGGCCGGGGCACAGTCAAAGATTTAGCCAGTGTAGAATCAACAGTGAAAGCATTGCGTAATGATCCCAAACGTAACGAAAAACTACATGACTTTGCTGAGTACCTGAGCAAAAGTGGTAGAATGTTGCCCGAACAAGCCCGCAGTGAACATCCCACCGAGTGGTTTAGGCATATCAATAACAAGTTAAAATGAAAAGCAAAGAATTTATAACGGAATCTCCTCAATCATTGACTGCACAAGAATGGATTGATAAGATATATCGTCATTTTCCCGAATGGAATTATGGTCGCGGTGATCGAGTCATGGTATGGGGCGAAGGCGAAGATCAACAGTTTGCAGTATTTGCACTCAAGCCCAGCATGAGTCGACGCAACGCAGTTGAAGTAGATTGGTTCCAGGCCTATCCCTTGCGCAGCGGTGTTGGTACTCGCGCAATGAAAAAGCTACAAGATATGGCACAACAAGACAACATTACACTGACATTGTATCCTTGGGACAAAGGGCAAGTGAGCCAACGAGCACTTACAGGATTTTATAAAAAACAAGGATTTCGACCACAAGCCAAAGGTGCCCGACACATGGCATGGGAACCACAACAATGAAATATGCAACAGGTTTTATACAGATGTTAACTGAGGGTGCACGTACTCCTCATCCCGAAGACTTTATCTTTCAAGGCAGTGAATCAGCAATGGCAGTTGTAGATGCTATGACACAAGCGGCACAAAAACCACAGTCAGTAACAATCAAATGGGACGGCTCGCCTGCTATTGTGTTTGGACGCAGAACCACTGATGGTAAGTTTACCATGAACTACAAAGAGTACATTGGCAATCCTGGTGGACAAGTTACAAGTGCCGAAGAACTGTTGCAGTACTATCAGCAAAACGGCAAAAACATGACTGTGGGTGAAAAGTTGGCCAAAGCATTTAATGCTGTGGGCTCAATATGCCCGCCCACATTTAGAGGTTTTGTACAAGGTGATTTGATGTGGACCGAGCCCGGAGTTGACATTGTTGAAGCAGATGGCAAATTTGTGTTCAAACCCAACCCACACGGGGTAACATACAAAGTGCCCGCTACTAGCGATGTGGGCAAACAAATTGCCGGTCGACAAATTGGCCTAGCAGTACACAGTGCCGGCAGTGACATACAGGCCAGTGCAGATACTCCCTTGGTGGGACGTCATACCATGAACGGCTTAGAAGGCCTCGCTGGAAGTAATCAATACATCACGGTGTTTACTGGCAACATGAATACTCGATTTCGAATGACAACTCCGGTGCGATTGATCGATGCTGCCAAACGTGCAATCAACAATTTTTCTGTAGCCGGCGGTAATGAGTTTTTGGCCAGCTTGACTGGAAGCAGTAAAGGTGTTTTGCAAACCTATTACAATAGAAAAGTCACAAACCAGTCTGTAGATGGCAACTGGCTACAAAGCAAACTCACAAAACCACAATTTTCTGTATTTGCCTCCAAAGAAAACAAGCCCATTGTGCAGGCACTAGATCAAGTTTATTCGGCAATTACCGCAGTCAAACTGGCTCTACTGGCTGAATTAGAGCCACAAGTGGGCGGCATTGAGCAGTACGTGGGTAACACTCCCAAGGGCGAGGGATTCAATATAGATAGTCCCGTGGGCTTTATAAAACTGGTGAATCGCGGAGTTTTCAGCGCCGCCAATTTTGCAGGAAGAGCATAGGTTTTTCTAACAAAAGCTAAATAATTACATGTAGTCCTAGGACTCATTATTTTTTAAAGGAAAAACAAAATGGCAATTTTTACAAGAATTAACGGCGACGCGGCCGGTGTAGTTAACGCTGATGCAGGACGTTCGTTTGCAAATGCAAGTATCGTTAACACAGGTATTGCAGCTCCACTAACAGCATACAAAATTACATTCCCAAATGGTAATTTGGCAGCTGAATTAACAACTGGTGGTGCAGTTGAAAGCGTGATTCGTTACGTTGAAGCTAACGCTTCAGTATTAGCATATCAAGTTGACTCAACCGCTACAGGTTCAGAAATCAGCGTACTAGTTGAGCGTACAGGTTGGGCTAGCGATACAGCGCTACAAAACTTCATCGTTGCACAAACACAAATTTATACACAAAATACTGGTGGTACAGCTACATACTACGCAAACGTTACAACATCTAACGTATGGGTAGGCAGCGGCTTTGCAGTCAGCAGTTCAGGTGGCCTAAAACTAGCTTAATAGTTTTATTCGCAAACAAAACCCACTTCGGTGGGTTTTTTCTTGACTAAATATTCACATGCAAGATAACATACAAATTTATACATTGTTTACGCTAGTGGATATTACCCCTACAGGAGTAACACGTGGGCCCGAGGGTCTTGAACGTGATCAGCAACGCAATTGGGAAACAGTTTTACAAGCAGTGGGCCTGGTGACTCAACCCATCACCTTGATAGAACCGCATGTGTCCGAAGTCGATGTCAAATGGTGTGAATTTGGTGAATTCTACGAGGGAACTCATCGAGTATGGGGCTGGCGATTTGCTGTCGAACACCCCGACGTGTTTGCACGTGACGACAACGAGGTTGGGGTACTTGAAGAACTGTTTGAGCAAGTGCCCATTGTTGCTGGCTTGGAAGAAACTGCCAGATTCATGTTGCCCATATTTCATCCCTATGGCGCCATAAAAAACATATACTTTACTAGAAACGCATAAACCAATAAATAATGCTAGATGCTCAGGCACCACATAGGCTCACTTTAAGGCACACATTACGGCACATTTTTCAGCAGCGTCATATTATCACGAAAGAACAAAATGGCCGGTACCGCAATTGAAAAGAAAAGCCTAGAGGCGCACGTGGAGTTATGCGCTGAAAGGTACAACAGTTTGGAAAATAAACTTGACAATCTAGAAGACCGTATGGACAAACTAGAGAACCATCTGTTGGACATCAAAGAAAGTCTGACAGAAAAGTCTGATGGCCCGTACAAAACAATAATCACAATTGGCACCAGCATCTTGGGTGTCATGATTGCCGGTATTATAACTTTATTGGCCACTCACTTCAAATAAATTTATGCGGATCGTAGAACTCTTAAATAACATTACACTTCCCATCACCAACGAAGAAGCCGAGGTATTGGACTTGTTGGACCAGCGTAAAGAACTACGCAAACGTGATCTAGATGCTAGACAACAGATTATGGCCAACCAGCTGGTGAACAAGGACGTGTTATACCGAGTCAACGAAAATGGTCACATCAGCTACAAAAAAAGAATACGCAAAACAAGCTAAACAAGTAATAGAACTCACCGCTAGATTTCTTGGCGAATGGACCGAACAACAGGTCCAGCACATTGCAATAACCAAACAAACCCCTTATATTTGGCCCCTAGGCGACTCGGGATACGCCATTGGAAATCGACGTATTTTGTCAGATCACGGGTACTGGCAACTGCAAGATACTGTGCACGAAAAAGTTTATGTATTTGATGGAAAATTAAGTGCAATATTCTATTGTTTATGCGAGCAAAAGGGCTACACAAAGTTGTCAGAATCGATCAAAAGTGCAGATGCAGAAGTAATGAAACTCAAGAACGATGTTGTGCATTATGAAGCCAGCGTGGAACGAGCAATAAAATCACGAAAATCTGACAGCATAAATATTTGGAGTGCACGATTGTTGGATGCCAAATTGCGTTTGAAACACGCAAACAGTCAATTGAAGAAATCTTTAACAAGTGCTAAATATATAAAATATTGGGAATAAGTAACCATGCGATTATCAGAAATGACACACCAGCCTAGAGCCAACAAAATTAACCGAGTGGTTGAAAGCCGCTTTGGATTTAAAATAGATTATGCCAACCTAACCTTTAAGAAAGCGTTTACGTTGGCCCAGGGAATTACAGAGAGCCTTAACCAAGTTAAGCGTTCACACGGAGCACATACGATTCAACAGAATCCCAAGTACATGGAATTGCTCATGGTACGTGAAAGTTTGAATCGTTGGATGGTGGAAAATAAGCAACAACTTATTACCGAGAGTGAGATGGCCAAAGCAGAAGCAACACTGGCCGCGAAAGATATGGTTGATAGCATTCAAGACATGCTGGAAAAGATTGGTAAAATGCAGAACGAACAATTGCCTGCGCTCCTAGATACAATCCGTGACCAAATAGGTGAGCAACAAGCAGAAGC